CGAGATAAAACGCTGCAGTCAGAATGATGATGTCCTTGGTATCCAGCATTTATTGAATCAGCTAGAATGTTTTTGAGGCTACGACATAATGAAGATCCGCAGTGTCGGATTGGATCGTTTGGCTGGAAAAGCCAAGTCTATCCTCGCGTTTGATTGCGAGTTTTGGCATGTGGGTGAACAATTTCTGCCTCGAGAAGTGGGTGGCTACCACTTGACGCGAAGTGGAGATTCATGGACTCGTTCTGCGCCCTTCTTTGTGGTGCTGCCCCCACCTCCGAATCAGCTGAATCGCGTATCCTCCAGCTATTCTACGGTGACACCTGCTACATCGTTGGTCTTGGACGTGATCGAGGAAACAGAGCGGTCAGCCCCTGAGTTTCTTGGTCAGAATGATAGCGTAACTGCATATTTTGCCGATAAACTTGTCAAACCGCATCTGAAACCCGCCTCCTGGTTGACAGGATTTATGAAGATGATGTCGCAATCAGTTGTTGTGGTGAAAGGTGGCGTAGACCTGAGCGCATTAAAGGCAGCCTGTGCTCGCCATCACATTACCTACCATGCGCCCCTAGGGATCTTCGATATCGCCACGCATAACTCTGAGTTTACGAAGAGGTGTAAAACAGCAAAGCTAGCTGGAACGTATGCCTGTATTGCTCACAAACTAGATTCTGGTTTGAAGAAGGCATTTCCGGTTGGACAAGCACATAACCCCGTCTTCGATGCCGCGATGACGATTCAGATTGCTGCGTGGCTTGCTGAGAAAGATATGCGCTGAGAACAATGGATACAAGATTTTTTGGACCCTCAGCGTGGCAATTGTTCCACTTGATAGCCGAAGGGTCACCTAAACCTTATAATACATTGGCATTTATGGGGCGCATACTCCCTTGTAAATACTGCCGGGAGAGCACCTCCAACTTCATGTCAGACCTTCCGCTGACGAAGGCTATGAATGCTGGACACTGGTTATATGAGATTCATCGCAAGGTGAACCACAAACTAGTCACACAGGCGAAGACAGACCCTAAAGTGATTCTGCCCGACCCCGACCCGACCTATGACGATGTTCACAAAAAGTATGCAGAGCTGTTAAAAAAGAAACCCCACGCTGTGCCTGGACGTGATTTCCTGTTCTCAATTGCGTATAACTATCCCGACCATCCGGATTATGATGACATGAGTCTTCAGCAGATCTTTCTGCGAATGTTGTCTCGGACATATCCCTTTCCCGAACTGCGCAAAGTCTACACAGACTATCTCAAAACACACCCAATTGCTCTGGAGTCCAGAACGGTATATCTGCGCTGGATGTATGGATTGTTGAAAGTGTTGTCGGCAAAAACGAAATCGCCAATCCGAACCTTCAGAGGGTATACACACCATGTCGCATACTACAAGAGTGGATGCACAAAATCAACCTACCATGGAAAGACGTGCCGCCGATTGGATAACGGGGGCTTCACGAAATCCCGCGATCATCGACGAACTCGACGGATCGCTGTTGGAGGTCTACTTACGTAAACAGACAGCCGAACAGGCTACTCTGTGTATGCGAGTGTATTTGGTGTGCGTGGCGATATTGACGCTTCTGGTTATGTGGTCAATGGTTATTTAAAAATACGACTTACGGCTCTTGTGGCGGTGGCGGCGAGTGCGGTGGGACTTCGGACCCGCCGACGAAGAACGCTTATATGTCTTCTTCGCCTCCAGAATAACCTTCTTCAGACCATCACCCTTCTTGTAGGTGCCACGGTGCTTCATCTCCGACATCGTCTTCTTCACGTGAGTGAGCCAAGCGTTCGCCATTTTGTTTTAACCGCGGGAAATGAATCCAGGCTGACTGGGTCCTGGACAGAGATTCCACTGACAGCCATACGCATGGACATCATCTAACACTCTAAACCTAGAAAACGCTTCATCTGGAGCGACCAAGACAATACCTTTTCGCGTGAACGCTCGGATCTCCTCCGGTTCACGCGGATGGGCAGCCTGTTGATAGGTTAGACGACGCAGAGACTCTTCATTCCACGAAAGATTCAACATTGGCTCGAGCTCTGTTCCGCGAACCTCAGAACCTGATACAAGAATCAAAGTATTTGCAAGCTCACTTAGTGGTTTATCGATAACTGATTCAGAGACCAACTGCTTTCTCACCGTTGTCTTGAGGTGGTATGCCATACGGTTCATCGTGAAGTTCTTATTCGTGTGCGACACGATGGAGAGGATAAGCGGTGCCTTGTTAGGGAACGCTTCTTGAAGGATTGTTACACAAGCCGATTCGAACGTTCTTGAATCAAGTGCAATATCGGAGCCAGAGGGCGGAGGTTTGAGCGCAACAACAGGCTCATCCTGTTGATCCGAATAGACATGCAGTTCAATCAATCTGTATCCCTTTTTTAATGCGGTAGAGATATCTTCGAACGTGCTTCCCTGGACCAGATATTCCTTCAGTGTTTTTGACTGATCTTCAATTGCTTCATGCACTGGATCACTTGCCATGATATATCCTGCGGTGACCAGCACGCCAATGGCAAGGACGGTTTCCATTGTTGAGTGACGTGTTATTTTTTATCCTTCCGATACGCCAGATCACGCAGAGCATTCACATCATCATCACTTATCCGCTTATCCATTGGGATATCTAGCAGACACGCGCGGTGGAAATATAAGCAATACATTCCACACTCCGATTCCTTGAACTGGTGGCGGGTCTTGTTATACGTCAAATGCATCTTCGGTCCACCATGCGAATCCCACTGATCCTTCCAACGGAACATGAGGCGCTGAATCTCTTTCTCGGGGTAACGGGCATACGAATCAAAATAGGTCATGCGAGGATATTGCAGTTCGGGACGGATGTCCAGAAACGCAGCGATCCAGTGCTGTCCCGGTCCATCGTGCACATCGGTGTTGAACACAATCCCTACGCGCCGAAACCCCTTCTTGTAGAGAGTATCCAGCTTCATCGAGCACAATGTAGACACGATACACTTGGACATCTCAGACTTCAGATCAAAGTCAATCGGAACGCATCCAACAAAATGATAATCTTCGTGAACCTTCGCATACTCTTTCTCCAACTTCTCAATATCGTCAGATGATAACCACTCTGTTCTGTTTGTGCTCCACGAAGCAGGGGCACGAGGGCGGCTGGTCAACTCGGACACAATGCACGTAGGACCACCCGTTGTGCATTTGTTGTGAAGTCTGCGCTTTAATTCAGCCCAGACTGCATTGGGTCCATTCTTTGGAATAGGCTTCTCTTTCGAGTGTTTGGTATTGTAGACGGTCCGCAGCCGCTCGATCTCATCCGGATCAAAGAGGAACATATGCCCTTGCTTAAAACGGATACTTTCCTTGTTGGTGGGTTTGTAAAGCAGAATGGACGCACTTAAGGCAATCCTCTCCAAGTATCTTCGTGTGAACAGGGATATTGCTCAGCTGAACTCGCAGGTGTCTGAGCTTCGCGACAACCGCCGCACGGTTGAGCTGGATCTGGCAGCACTTTACGCTCATACGGAGCTTCCTGATCAGATTCTTCTGCGTGAGTCGGAGATGACGTTCAATGTGAAGCGCCCCAACAAGTGGAAGAAGGGCTGGAGTTTGTCCAAGAAGGACCTGGAGATCTATCTCAAGGACATTCTGGGCGAGCGGGGTGGTGATGTGATGAAGGAGATTGTGCGCCGTCACGAGCCCAAGCTTGTAGCCGACGACTTCGGGTTCGAGCTGAAGTCCACGGGGTCTTCGGGCTCATCGGATCCTGTTGACTGAACAACTATCCGTGGAGGTATTGGATTCCGAACATACACAAGTTCAATTTGACTATTATGACTCATCACACCTGCTAAACATATACAGCAGCATGCCGAAGTCAAAATACTAATGGCGACAAGAGCACCAGTGATTGCATCTACCATTATGCTTTTTGTTTTGGCTGGTCGAAAGCGGGTTCTAGCGATGCTTCAATCTCCCGTAGCATAGCATTGATCTCACGGAGGTGTTTGGACGCTTCAAGGGTATTTTCGCGGGGCATGAATCCATACTGGACTCGCGTCACCGCAACGGATAACTGCCTCTGTCGCTCAACCACTTGAAGTGCCAGTGCGGATAACTGTTTTCGCATCAATCGATATGTTATGGGACGTAGAAAATCTTTAAGCCCGACGAGTGTGGCGACGACCCCTGCGACTACGTCCACCGTGTGTCTTCCGGCGGCGCATCGAATGCTTGCGACTCCACGCAAGCCCGCGGTAGGGCGGGTGATCCTCCTTGTAGCTAGCAGCAAGAGCCCTCCGGATTGCCGAGGGAGTGATTCCAGCGGGTGTTCCTGTGAGCCTAGACATTTATTAG